AATTTCGTGATTGACGCGAATGACCGTGTAGTATCCCACAATGTCTAACTGGTTAGTAGTATAACTTACCCCTATGAGAGTTCCCGGTGTAAACACCGCTGCGTCTGTAAGGTCTCCAAGCCTGTTCTTGGTTGGAGTGACTACCTGGCTAACCAGCTTTGTTGGGTCCTGCACATAAACGGCAGTAGCCCAGCGATCTAGCTCGGAAGCGTCGGTAGTATTGATTGAAACATCGATTGCTGACTCTCCATAGAGGTCAATCGAATCCTGGTCGAATAGAAACACCGAAGTTGTTTCATCGCTAGCTAAGCTAACCCTAAGTGAGTTATAGACCGCGTCTGAATCAGAGTTCACATTTATCTCAGCTAGGCATAAGTGATAAGGGTCTGACACCCCTGGGGCTGGATGGTTGTTCCCAATTATAAAAGTTTGAGGAGTTCCGGCTTCAGAAGTCGGTCTTGGAATTACCCTTAGTTCCTCGGTGTCCTGATCTATCCAGACAACGGCGAGACCAACATCGATAGCGTCGTTGATTAGTTCTGGGACAAGAATGTTGTCTACCTGGACCGCCGGTATTCTTCCAATTGTCGGAAGCGACTGTGGGGATAAACCAACACCAGTCTTAAGTGCTATTAGATCAAAGACTTCATCTGTTGTTGCATAGCCGGCAGGAAGAGGTGTTGTGTCCCAATCTTCTATTCTGAGGTTGACCAGCGACTTGTAAATGTCGTAGGCCGTAATTCGGATAAGGTTCAGGCCATCAGGATAGTAGGTCACGTCTATAGTGTCGATATATCCAACAAACAAAACTCGGTCAATCTGATCTGATTGCAGCCTGACCCTAATCTTTGTATTGGCTCTAATGTTTGGGTTGACTGTTGGATCTAGTTCGTAGCTTTGAAGAGTGAGGTTTGCACTAGCTGGTTCAGGCTCAAAGTAGATTGCATCCTCAACGCTGCCTCCAATGCTTATCTGAGCGTCTGCAGTTTCACAGCCAACATCCTGCCACTTGAATCCAGAGCTAGGAGCCAATACATCCGTTCCACCTAGTAGGGATACATTGATAATAAACTCCCCAAAGCCCCCCAAAACATCTGTCCCGCCAAGTTCGCTAATTCCCAATATAAAACTGGGTGAGTCGACATCCGGTAATAAAAACTCGACATAAAGATTATCCTTGAGGCTAAAGTTGCTTATCATATTGCCCGACGGCTTCCGAAGTTTCTAATCTGCCTTCTGCCGGTGACCTTTTGCTTCTTATTTATCTTTCTAACTATTTCGGTAGCTGTGACGTTGCCCTTGTTGATATTGATTGTGGTATTGCTTGGTCCTGAGCTTCTAGGGGAGTTGCTTCTATCTGCAGTCCCACCAGAAGCTGGGGCCTCTGGGGCTTCGTATCCGGAGATAGAAACTAAGGCGTTAGCTATGGAGTTAACCAGGTTAGCAAAAGTATTGAAGATTGGGAAAGCTTTTTTGAAAGTGTCAACTAGAAGGTTTACTGTCTGGACAATGCCGTCAAGTATCTGAGCTACTGTGACAAAGAATGAAACAAAGCCATTAGCTTCTGGACCGGTTGTAATTCCAAATAGTTTCGCCAATGATTCTGCTAAGTTCTTCAGCGACCTATCTAATGATCCGTAAGCTTCTCTAACAGCCGGGCTGTCAAGTGCTTCAATCAATGACCTAAAGAACTTTTGAACATCAGGCACAATGTCAACTAGCCAGGTAGCAAACTTCTCGAGTAGAGGTAGGAGTATTGTTCCAATAGACTCGGAGATTTCACCAAAGGCAACTTGGAGTCTCTGGTATGGATCAGTCTGTGCAGCCTTCTCAGCAGATCCAGCGAATAGTCTCTCAAGCTCTGCTAGTGGATCGTTGGCTCCCTTGATAGCCGGGACAAGTCTTTCAAGTGCTCCAGTCGTTCCATCGGGTCCAACAGCTCGAGATAGAGCTTTGACAACAGCTTCAACATCCTTGCCCGTTCCAGCGGAGATGTCCAGTGCCAAGCTCATTAGTTCTGTCGACTTGGTTATGTCGCCAGTTGCTCGAACCAGGTTAGCAAAAGCTGGTCTTAGCTTGTCATCCGCGATAGCAGACTGCAAAGACATCTTGCTAATGGACTTCTCAACGGAAGCCACTTGTAGATTGTTAGCCCCAGTTGTATTTTTTAGGGCTTTAGCTAAAAGCTGTTGGGACTTCGCGTCCTCGACTGCAGCCTTGCTTGCGTCTTTTAGTCCATTGACAATAACTGCAAAAGACAGACCTAGACCGATAGTTGCAAAAGCTCGGCCTATGTTTCGGCTGATTGTCTGTGCGCCCTTTTGAAGCCCACTAAGTTGCTTGCTAGCTCCCTGAGTAGCTGCGGTTAGCTTCTTGAACTCACCAAGGATTTCTACATTGAGGACTAAGCTCATTCGCTATTACCATCTTCCAAAACTTTGAGGAAGGCCGTCAGCTCTGCCATCGTTAGAGCTTTATACTCTGATGGACTCATTCCGAACGCTTGGCAAAACCGAGCCATTCTTTGAGCTGCTTGCTTCCTTATTCTTTTTTTGCTTCGTCACCCGAAACCATCGCTAGTGCCTGGCTAAGTGTGTAGTTGCTAGCTTCCTCGATGGTGAACTTGGGGTTATCCCTTTTCATCACTACCCAAATAAAGCTCTTTAGTGCTTTGCCTTTCGGCTTGCCGTTAGTAAAGGCTTGGTCAATGCTTTCACCGGTAAGGTTCTCGATGATCTCTACTTCGCCAAGGGTTAGGCTTTCAAAGTCAAAACTGTTCATTCTGTGGGGATTCCTTTCGTGGAGTTTGTTGCTATCAGTTTATCTAAACTTCTGTAATAGTTCTGGTAAACCTCATCCCGAGTAATTCCCAGAGCTTTGACAAAGAATGGCTGTGGCTTGATGTTGCGCTTGAACCAACCCCAATGGATCGGGTTAGCGTAAGGCACAGACTTATTGTTTCCAGCTGAGACAGATACTCGATTGAGAGCCTTGGACACTCTAATGCTGTTGCGTAAGCGTCCAGATCTAACCGGTGCTAGTAGTCGGGCCTGACCTGCTACTAACTCACCGGCCTCAGAGCCGGCAGCCTTTATCTCAGCTGCCGGAACTCCGATTGCCTGGAGAGCCTTTATAGCTTGTCTATACCCTGCTACCTTAATGCCAGCAGGATCAGCCATAACTAAGCTGTTGCGTCTACTTCAACACCGTAGAAGATGTTGGAAGCTGGGGTGTGAGGTGTGTTGACCACAGTTAGGGTCACGCTAAATACAGCAGTCTCGTTGCTTACCAAAGCTAGTGGAGGAAGCTGATCGAATGTCACAGTTCCCTTGTAGTGAGGCTCGCTTGAGGATGGGCTTGCGTTTCCATTAGGCGCGATTGTAAATGTAGCGGTGTCACCGAAGTTGTCCCAAAGAACGCGGTAAAGGCTTGCAGCGTCTCCGGATACGATTCCGTCTAGCTGAAGTGACCATTGACCACCGACGCGGACCTCACAGAAGGTCTGGACATCGCCAGGAGCGTCATCGAGGGTTAGTTGGACAAGGTTTGCATCGCAAGCGTATTCGGTTGCGCCAAACTTGAAAAGGATGTTTTGAGCTTTGATTCTAGTTGAAGCCGGCATGGGCTACCTTTCTAAATTGTTAAGTTGAGCTGGCAGTAAATATTTGCTGATAAGTATTCAGCATTGTTGGTCTGCAAGTTGTAAGGCTGGTTGACCGAGGTGATTCGAGCATAAGTCAAAGGCGTAATAGCGTTCAAAGTATCCTCAATAAGTTGATCTAAGTTCTCTGTAGCTTTCTTGTTGGTCGCGGTAGAAGCTACCAATACCAACTCAACTCCCAAACTCCATTCGCCAAACTCAGCGGTCTGAAGATAGGGCTGGGCAGAGTTCACGATAACAATGGGCGGTGTGATTCGTTCTGGAACATACTCCAAAACATTCAAACCTGCGTCTACAAGCTCAAGCTTAAACTCAACCTTGAGAGCATTGATTTCGCTCATACTCCGTATCCAACCCACCTAATAAGGAGAGGGTAGACAGCGTTCATTGGATCCTTGGCAACTCGAATAGGCGCACCATCGAGGCTTGCGAATTGAGCAACTCCGTTAGGAGCTGAGCGACGATGGAAGAGTTCCGAGCTCGCGATTAGGACTGATTGATCGTGAACTGAAACTGGAATACCAGTCACAGCCCCGATGTGTTTAGTCACTAGCGCGTGTCCGGCCGTTAGACATTCTTGAGGGAAGTCTGTCTCATCGGTCCCGACATAAGCCTGGAACTCTGCCAAAGTCACTGCCATTTTTAGATCCTTATTAAGCTACGGTGTCTAGCGAAACGATTGCACCTGGACGCTGAACTGCAACGGCCATGTAGCCATAAACAGAAACTGCATCTTCTAGGGTTGTAATGTCCGCTGAGTTTAGGCGAACTGGGGCTCCAGCTGACTCCCATGAGGTAAGTGCAGCTGAGTTTGCTAGGAAGCAGTAAACATCGTTTAGCTGTGGGTCTACGATGATTGGGACACCAAACAATGATCCAGATAGTCCTGGGATGTTTGCGTTGCCAACCATGTTGAAGTTGTCTCCGGTAGTTGCGAAGTTCAATCTGCCATCGGTTGCGCCAATTGAAACTAGGTTTACGTAAGCGGTTACACCAGCAACGATAACGTTTGGACGTAGTCCAGTAGCCTCGAAGATGTAAGCGGAGCCTTCTGCAATACCCTTAGCAACTGTCGATGCGTTGGTGTTGGCCTGGAAGGTCTTACCAGCGTAGTTCAGAGCTGAGATTGCGTCTACTACAACCTTGTTGGTTGCATTTGCGTAAGCAATTGATAGACCCTGGAATACCTGGTTCAAGGTATCGATGGTTGCGCGCTCTACATACTGACGAGAGAAGGATGTGTATCCACCGTAAGTCTTGACATCGGCTGACAATACTTCAAAGCTCATGTTTCCGAACTCTAGAGCTGTGTTCTCTGGGTTCTGCACGTCAACAGCCAGAGTGTTGCTGTCGATCTGGATGTATTCAACAGCTAGTCCGCTTGTTGGTAGAGCTCCGCGGTTGAACGCGGACAATGTTGGACGGTTGTTGTTGATTAGTGTGTCAAGGTATCCCACAAATGGAGGAAGAATTGCAGCGTCTGCTGAGGTTGAAGCTGCGCGGGCTAGAGCCTTTGCGTCCTCGTCTCCTGCAAGTAGACCCTTAGCGTATTCACCCTGGGAACGGAACTTGAATGATACTGGTGTTGCTACTTCAACGGCCTTACCTGCTTCGACAACGCGGCGCAATTCTGCTACCTCGTCCTGAACAGCGCGAACGTCGAACTCAATGCTTTCTGACATTGTTCTACTTTCTGTTTCATTAGGAGTCTCATCAGCTAGCTCAACCACTTCTGGTTCAGCTTCGCTACGGACTTCGGTTATTTTTGCGCCTTCAAAGGCAGGGAAGGGCACTACTGAGACCTCCTTGAGATCCACTAGCTCCCTAATAATCGTTTGGCCCTCTTTACGGTCAACGACCGGGAAGAATCCAACCGAAAAGCGGTTCAGAACATCGTCCTGAAGTAATGTGTAAACTTCGTTGCCTCGAGGAGTGTCCGAGATTTTAGCTACAATCTCATAGCCTTCTGGAGTATCTCTACCCTCGATGACCTTGCCAATTGGCTCTTCGTGACCATAGAAAAGCTTTACATCTTCTACGCCATCAATTGCTCCTGGCTCAAAACGCTCTTTCATGTTGCCAGTTAGCTCAATCTCTTGACCATAAGGAACGGCAAGACCAACGATGGTTCTTTCCTCAACGGTGTCGAGTCGAGCCTGAAACTCGCGTGTAATCATTTCAGACATTTAGTCCTTCTTTCGTTCTTACTTCTTCTGGAGTCAGAATGCCAGCGTCGATAGCAACCTTGTAGTAGTTGTATCTTGCAGCAACATCGGCCTTGAATAGGTGCTCAAAGTCGAACTCGACTCTGTTGCCTCGAGGGAGGCAGTTGCTTAGTGCGTCGGTAATTGCGTCGGTGTAAGCCATAAGTGTGTGGCGATAAAAGACCTGGTTCTCGTCCTGCAAGTTTGTGTAGGTGTCTGAAGCACCCGGAACGGAAGTCAGGAGCAGTCGCGCTGGGACACCGAATAGACGAGCAACGGCCTGAACTTGCTGGTCCTGAACTTCGGTGAAGAGAGCGTCCCTCGGGGAGAGCGCGATCTGCTGGTAATCGAAACCATTTCCTAGAACTGCAACTTGGCGGTTCTGCTGTTTGTTGTGCCAGTTAGCTGTGACTTCCTCGGCCTCGGCCTTGTTAATCATCGAGCTTGTCTTTAGAACTCCGGTCGGAACTCCAGCTGAAGTAAACCAGTTGCCAGCGTAGTCGCGTAGATCGATGGCTGCGCTGATGTCTTTGAAACAAGAAGCTATTGGGCTAATGCCTTTGATGACTCCAGCTCGGCTAAAGATTCTCAGGTGCTCAATCTCGCGGTTGGTGTAGCGAGTGCCCATGTAGTCGTAGACAACCTGTGAGTAGTCAATTGCTCCGTTGGTCATCCTCGGCCATGATGGCATGACGGCACTAGCCGGGAGAATAGTTAGGTTGTTGACTTGTCCGTTGGATCCATAGTTCTTGAACCAATAAGCGTTGCCCTCGAGAGCCAAGTCAGAAACAGTTTGGAATAGAAAGTCTCTGCGGTTCTGCTCGAGTGATGGGTTGTTCACTAGAACTGGGTTGTCAATCTTTAGCTCAACACCGGTTGCGAATCTGTAAGTGTCAATGGTCATCTTGCTAATTGGAGTAGCGATGATCTGGACGGCCCGGTAAACGGCAGTCAAAGACAGAGCTGTGTCTGGGTTGACGATAGCTGGGTGTCTGGTTGGGATTGTTGGCTGGAACGCGCGTCGCTCTGGACGGCCTAGAAGCCTATCAAGAAAAGTTGCCATATGGTAATCATAGTAGCATACACCGACTAAAATACTCCGACAGCGACGTGTTGCGCTCGCGATGAAACATAGAGGGCCATAACGGTAGACATTAGTGCGTCGATGTCTCCGAGTGATTCTTTACGGCTAATCAGCCAGGTCTCGCCGGTGTATTTAGAAACCCCGTTAGGCATTTGAGCGACGAGGAGGGGATCGTTCGCGTGCCTAACGAGGCCATTACTAAACATAGCGTAGACAGCCGAGCATGCTGACGAGACTTCTTTCGTCCAGAGTTGCCACACCGTATGGCCGGAGAGTTTTAGTCTCTTAGCCAAACTTGGTAGTTGACGATCATCCAGCACTATCGCTCGCGGACTGAACTTGCTATACAAGGCGGTTAGCTCATTGAAGAGTTGTTGTTCGGTTGGGTTTACTAGAGACATCACTAGCTCCGTTTCCTGAACACCATCTTGCTCATTAGCAATTGCGATTGTAGCGTGGCCCCAGTTTTTTGTAATGTCTACGGCAAAGACGGCGTTTTGGAGATTGGTGACTCCGCTTCCAGTTGCAGCTCTAAACAAGTTGCCAGGCAACCATGAGTCTGTAGATCCAGCGATGAATTGATTGAGTCGGTATCTTCGAGCTTCGTGCTCGGGAATTGTCTTGAGGTCAGAGATGACTTGCTCGATGGGTATTCTACCGGCAGCCACCGACGGGTTAGCCATCATGATTGCTTTTGGATCATCGACGGACGAGTTCTCGGGAGCTGTCCAAAGGAAGAAGCCAAAGCGTTCTAAGTCCTCGGCTCCGTTCGAGGCTGAGGTTCCCGATTTGTAGAGATCGATAAGGGTCTTGGAGTTTTGGTCACCGGCCGTCGTAATGCCGACAACGATTCCGTCTCGACGCTGTGAGGTTCCGAGAATAGCAGCAGACCACATTCCTTCTTTTGCAAGGTGTAGCTCATCGAACAAACAAAAGCTAATTGGGATACCTTGGAGTGCCGCTTCCTTAGCTGCTTTGACATCGTAGCGTCCTCCTCCATCGGCGGTCACAATTCCTCGGGTCTCCGTTGCCCTCTTGAATCTCTTTTTTAGGAATGGGTTTGAGTTGATTACATACAAAACTCGGTTGTAAACGATGTTCGCCTGGTCGGTGCTCGAAGCTAGTGATATACATTGAGGCCCAATCTCATGGAGTAGCAAGCCATAGAGTCCGAGCATGGCAGCGATAAGGCTCTTGCCGTTTTGCCGTCCAACCGAGATGACTACCTGGCGATAGCGAAGTCTGCCCGGGTAAGTTGGGTGGTCATTGGGGTATCGCTCAAGGATTGCCCTTAGCAACCACTTCTGCCACTCATCCAGCTCTAGGCCGTCGGGGTTCTCCGGTGATCTCCAAGCTATCTCTGCAAACTCGATGAGCTTATCGCCGTCGGTAATAAAGTCCTTGGATAAGGGCTCTGTGTAGATTGTGGGGAGTTGAAGCATTATCGGGTAAGCAACTTCTCCAACGGATCAATAGCGTCGTTGGCAGAGCCAATAGAACGCTTGAGCTCGAGCACAGTCTTGCGTAGCTCGGCTGCGGTGCTTGTATTTGATTGTTGGTCGAACGACTTAGCTAGCTGGAGGCATAGTCCTGCCAAGACTCGTTGCTCTAGGTTCAATTCCAGCGTATCTAACCAGTTCTGTATTGATTCAGTAATCATTCAGTTCAAACCTCCGGATAATCTGATTGGTTCATAAAAACTTCGTGGCTTGCGCGGGATGCGGAAGGACTCACAGAAAAAAACGCTTCAATCTTTTTTATTTACTTTTGCCAATTGTAGCCAATAGTTTCTTGATTCTTGGTCGATACAGGACTATCCAATTGATTCTAAAAGCATAAACCTCGTGTCTAAGGTTGGGGATAGCCTTGCCTCTTCTGTGATTGGCTTTGATTGGTCTGAGATTGTAAGGCAGCAGATCATTGAGCACCCTTACTACCCCACCCCACCCCTTATACCCCACCC